GCAATAGTAGTTTCTAGTCTTTCAATAGCATCATAAGTCATTACGCTGTCTCCTAATTTGCGTTGTTTACAATTTATATTAACACAAGTTTGGGTGCTGTCAACCACTTTTATGCTGCCTCATCAACATATTTTACTAATTGTGTGTCAGCATCAAACTCTACCACATACTGCCAATCTGTCTTGCCTTGCTCAACAAGGATAACAGCCGTTTCATTGGAGTCTTCATTGAACTCTGTGTGAGTATTGTAGATTGTGCCGTTATACACAAATGTAGGCGAATCACCTGCTGTTTGAAAGTCTTGATAGTTCATTACGCTGTCTCCTCTACATACTTTTCAATTTTCATCTGTAGTTTATAAATGTCTAAGGTGGTTAGTTTTGTTTCATTTGTATTGTTAATCAAATTTAAACCTTTTAGAATAGCATACAATTCTTGTTTTGAAAGTGACATAACATTGTCTCCTAATTTGCGTTGTTTACAATTTATATTAGCACAAGTTTAGTACCTGTCAACCAGAAAAAAACAGTGAGTGTTTCCACCCACTGTTGATTTGTAAATTTAATTTAAAAAGGTGAAAGCGGATTGTCCAATGGTTACTGTCAGTCCCACAGTAGTCAAGGATGTAAAAGAAGGAGATTGATTATGGCATGTCAATCTAGCAATCCGCTTTCAAGTGTATTTATAACCATTTCTATATACCATACAGAAAATGGTTATAAATAACACTACACAATAAAACTCTTTAAGGAGGCCGAGCCACATGAGCGATACAATCATGGAAAACGCAGAGACTGAAACTGCTACAAACAACACTCAGGAAACCAGCAAAACTTACACTCAAGAAGAATTTGATAGACATATGGCGGGAATGAAGAATTCACTTGCTAAGAAATATGAACGTCAATTTGCAGACCTTGGAGACGTAGATGAACTACGTGCACTAAAGGTAGAAGCAGAACAACGCAAAACGCAAGAGCAAATCAAGCGTGGAGAGTTTGAAAAAACCTTGGGAGAACTTGCTGAAAAAAAGAACAACGAAATTGCCAAACGGGACAATATCATCAAGGACTATCGTGTTAACACACCACTACTTGATGCTGCCGCAAGATACAAAGCAGTAGCACCAGATCAAGTTAAAAGTTTGTTAGCATCAAATGTTAGACTTAATGATTCAGGTGATGTTGAGGTGATTGATGCTGAGGGTAATGTGCGTTACACAGAAGATGGAGTAGCATTGGGTGTAGACTCATTGGTACAAGACTTTTTAAAAAGCAATCCACATTTTGTGCAACCAACGCCAGCAACAACACACACTCAAAGCAACACCGGTGCTAAATCCTCAAACGGCGTTTCACTAGAAGATCTGGACTTAACAAATCCAGAACATAGAAAAATTTACAAAGATGCCCGCAACAAGGGTCTTCTTTAAGCCAACTTTAGGAGAAATATAAAATGGCAAACTCAGCATACACATCAGGTTTTAACACTGATGCATTATTCGTCGCAGCAAAAGCGTCAACAATTTTCGCAGCACATGAAAATTCACTTTTCTTGACTGGCGGAATGATCCCAGTGGTCAACGCACCAAACGGATTGCTACAAGTTCCAGAACTAGCAGCAATTACAGCAACTACACTAACTGCAGAAGCAACACCTGGTGTTGACGTTGACACAGTGTTACCTGCAGACACAAAAAACACTATCCAGTGTGATCTATACGCAGCACGCAGTGTTGTTCGTGACTTAGGCAACATTGACCCAAGTGAAATTGGTCGTGTTCTAGGCAACGGCGTAGCAAAAGCATTTGATACAGCAGTGGTTACAGCACTCAATGGTTTAACTGCACAGGCTACACCACAAGTAGTAACAGTAGATTCATTGTTCGACGCAGCAGCACAAATCCGTGGCGGTGGCGAAATGGGTCAGCTAATGGGCATCCTTTCAACTGCTGATGCAGCATTGCTAATGAAAGACATTGGTACTAACGCATACGGCGGTGGTGACTTCCAAAGTGAAGCAATGCGCACAGGTTTCTTGGGCACAGTAGCAGGCATTCGCATGTTCCAAAGTTCATACATCACTGGTGTTAACAAAGGCTTCATCTTTGCAGCTGACGCAGCACGTATTGCTATGCAGCGCAATGTAACAATGGAAGTTGGACGCCGTCCAGAAGCTGTTGGTCAAGATGTAGTAGCAAGTCTAATGGCTGGTGTTGACGTTATTGACGCAACTCGTGGCGTTAAACTACTAGCAGCTTAAGGTGTAACTGATGGCTTTCATTGAAGACACTAATAAAGTTTACAGCTTTGCAGATTACAGTGATGTAACCAGCAAGGATGATAGACTGTTCGTTGAGAATGAAGGCCTTACTCAGACTGTGATTGAGGATATTTTGGTTAGAGCAACTGAACGTATCCTCAGTCAGATCCGCAGTAGTCAGTGGTGGTATGATTACAATGCTCAACAGGGTGTTGCAATGTTAAACCGCAGCGATGTTCCGACAATTGATGCTACTCGCATACTCAACAGAAGAAATGATTTTACAGACGCATGTGTGTATTATGCATTTTATGACGCAATCTTTCCAAAGGTTGCTGACTTTGGTGCAGAAGACAACGCAGAACGTCAAAAGATTGGTTTCTATCAACAGAAGTATGACGCATTGTTAAACGAATTGATTACAGCAGGTGATTGGTACGACTACGACGACCTTGGCACTGTAGAAGCAGCAGAATACTCGCCAGGTGTCGTGAACCCTAGAAGGATACGTTGATGAGAGAATTGATTTTAGATCTAATAGAAGGCAGTTTGGCAACTGGCTTTAGCACCAGTGGTAGATTGCCTTTTGATCAAAACTCAACACCTCTGTATCTACAAAACTTCAAAAGGATCTACGTAGACTTAGCACAGTCTGAACAGGAACCTTTATTCCAAACCTTAGATGGTAAGGGTGTCGTAAATGAAACCCTTACCGTCACAGCATATCTTAGCACAGACGCAAAAACTATACCCAGCACGTATGACGCTCAATTAACTGCTCTTAAGGCAGTGAGAATCAACAACAACATCAACGGATATAATCAAAGACTAACTGGTGTTAGCACTGAATATATTGCAGATGCTCTCGTCACTACAGTTGTGTATACTTTTGTAAAATCGGTAATCAATTGTTGATTATTGACACTATAACCATTAGAAAAGGACACATTAAAAATGGCTGATTACATTTATCCAGCACCAGGTGTCACAGGCGTAGAAGCAACTTTAACTTTATCTATCACTGGCAATGCAGGCAACCTAGTCGTTCCATCATTGCAAGACATTACAGTTAACGCATCAAACGACCTGTTCACTTGGACAACACTAGACGAAGCAGCGAAAAGAAACGTTGCTACAACATCAACAAACAGTTTGAGCATGAACCTAGTTCTTGAACAAACCAGTTTCTTTGGAAACTATACTACAGTAGCAAACGAAGCAGCATTGCCAACTAGTGGCATGATCATAGGCGACTACTACTATGCAACTGCAGAAGGCACATGGCACGAAGCCGACAGCACCACAACTACAGAAGAAGTAGCAAAATCTACTTTGCCAGCAGATATTTTAGGCATCTTTGGCATGAGCAATGACAAAACTCTTGTAAACTTTAGTTTGTATCTAGGTGATACAAGTGCAAGCGCAGAGGGCAAAACCATTAGTGGTGAAGGTTACATCACAGGCTTAGCACCAACAGTTAGTGCTGATTCACCAGTGTGGATTTCACCTATCACTATCACAGTTGATGGTAGCTACACTACAGCATAACACTTTAAAGGGGGACTTCAAAATCCCCCTTTTTTTCTAGGTAAGCAAAGGCAAGATTTATGGAAATACTAAATACTAAAACAGACGATGAACTACTACAAAGTTTGTTGAGTGAGATTGCCAAGTCACGTAACGAAGTGAATTGCGCAATGAAAGATTTAAATAAAGCCAACAGTAGACTGGGTTTTCTACTTGTATTGGCAAACAGTTTGATAGATAGAAAGATTTAAAGATGAAACTAAAAGAATTAGCAGCAAAACCACAACTAATACAAATTACCATTGACGATCCTGCGATTGTTGAACGCTATGGCGAAGCCGTGGAGTTTTATGTGTACGACCGTCAACCCATGGACACTTATATGCGTCTAAGCCAAGCAGAATCAGGCACTGTTGATGAAATTGCCAATACAATTTTGCCATTGGTGTTGGACGAAACAGGCAAGCCAGCAATTGACCCAAGTGAACAACTGCCGTTGGACATTGTTATCAAAGTAATTGAGTCAGTGGCATCTACCATGGGAAACCTAGCGAGCCAGACTACAGCCGCATAGATCCTGTATTGGATGCGTGGTTGAGTTTGGACTTTATAGCAAAGAGGTATGGTGTATTACCAAGTGTGGCATTGGCTACTGGATATGACACAGATATAATTTGTGCCAATATAGCAGTCGGATATGAAAGTTATCTGGCAAATAAACACAAAGATGGTGCAGATCCATCAAAAGCAACGCCAACACAAGAAGAAATGTTGGCAATGATAGAAAGGGTAAAAGTTGACAAGAATAGTATTAAAACAAAGTCAGATATCCTCAACACTTAATCGTAAAATTTCTGGGTTACAAAACCTTCCCCAGCAAGGTTACGATCATTTTAAAAGTATTACACCAATTAAAAGTGGCAATGCTAGACGTAGAACTCGACTACAGGGTTCTAGCATTAAAGCAAATTACCCTTACGCAACTAGACTAGACACAGGTTGGAGTCGTCAGGCTCCAAAAGGCATGAGTGATCCTACAGTTGAATTTATGCGTAAAATTGTAAGCAAACTCATGAGGAGCAAATAATGGCTACAGACCGTTATACAGTAGTAGTTGACACCAAAGGTGCACAACAAAGTTTAGGTAGATTGGGCGGAAGTCTCAAAGGCATTGGAGCACTTGCTGCTGGTGCCTTTGCAGTTGCTGGCATTGGTAATTTTGCAAAACAACTGCTGACTGTTACCAAAGAATACGAAACAATGACCAACAAACTAAAGTTGGTTGTGAGTGGAAATCAAGATCTTGTTGACACCTTTAGTGCACTACAAACAGTCAGCAACAACACATTCACCACACTTAAAGAA